GTCCTAAGCAGGAGGAGATGTTGAGGGATCTGTTTAGCAAATTCGGACAGCCAATGGATCCTGGACCACTATTCCACCTATTTAAGAGTGATCCAGTGATGAAACTAGCCATTGATACTGTGCACAGCTTCATGCCAGAAGTTGAAGCAGAGCATGACTTCAAAGAAACCTCCGCTCCCTTTGAGACTAAGATGACTAACGTTGGTGCAGAATGGTGGTATAATGCAAGATTAACTGCACCTAACGGACAGACTTATGGTCAATTAGCATTAAGAAGGGCTCAAGTCCAGACGTATCGTAGTATACTGATATATAATATATGTACTGCGTTTGCTCGTTTCCAGGGTAAGGCGCGTTCATTGATTGCTATGTCAAGGGTCGCAAACATCTGGTTAAATAGACTTGAGAATAGAGAAATAAATGTACTTAAGGAAAGATGTCCATATTTTGCCGGTTATCGCAATGATCAGGAGCTCAAGGCTGTAATGATTAAGATGGCTGAGTATGCAATATCTCATGGTTTACATGCTCAAAACTGGGATCAGTCTAAGTTTGACATCCATATCAATCCAGCGTGGTTAGCCCTCATTGGAGCTATGAGGGAGGACAAAACCAAGAACGCGCTTGGTAAGCAAATTGCAGCCATTAGAGCTATGATGAATATGCACTCATGGTTAGTAAATGGGTTAACTGGTAAAATTGAAGAAATCTTTGGACGTATGTTCTCAGGTTTCATAGACACAAATCAGGGCGATGGATGGGTTGAAGCAATTGTTATAACTTACATCCTAATGTGTCTAGACCCAAAGTATTCATCAATAGTTAGATCTGCACCATTCTATTTATTAGTGATGGGTGATGATGCTTTGGCGCTGTACGACCCAGCGAAATATGATCATGATCAGTTCCTTAAGTTAGCTGAAAAGCTAGGATTTGAGATTAACCGTGATAAGGGAGAATTTGGCATATTCTTCCTCCAGTACCGCCTGTTTAAGTATGAGGGTGAGTGGGTTATTTGTTATCCCTGGACAAGAGTTCTCAGATCAATGCTCTTTACTGAAGAAGAGAAAGGGCTTGGCCAGTACGGTTGGCTACTAGCACAATACCAACAGCTTAATAAACTAATTGAATATCCACCTGCACTTGACGCACTGATTTCCATTCTGTTACCGTTCGACAGGCTTAAATTTGGGGCATCAATTTCAGTTGAAGAGATTGTTAATGGTATCAAGGCAGAGGATAATAGCGCTAAGGAAAAGATTAAGAATAAGAGTAGGTTTGAGTCCACTGCTCAGAAACTTTATGACGCAGACCCATCCAAAGCTAGAATGTTCGATAGCAATGGTGAAATTAGTCATGACTGGTTGACTAGTGTACATGATGCAGTAGTTGCATCAGTACGCCGGGTCGAAGAACAGGG